TTACTGGTTTTCGAATGCAGATAATCTATCCTCCAGTTCGTCTACTCGCTTAATCAATACTTGTACTGCAGCCAGTGTGTCCATCATTAGCACATTGTTATCTAACTGAAGGCGGTCGTCATCCACCCGTTCACCGTTGCGCATATATGCCGTGTTAGTCTGCTTCACATACTGCGGATCAACGTCCCGCGCCTGCTGCGCGATAATTCCCCGGCGCGTCCTTCCCTGCTCGTCGTCGTTATAGACGAACGTCACCAGCTCAAGCGCCCGGATACGGTCGACAGATAGCTGTCCGTCCGTCGGTTTAATATCATGTTTCATGCGCGAGTCGGACGTTCCCTGGAACTGGACATTACCGTTCTGGCTACTGTAGATCCTGCCGTCGCTCAGGAACTGCCACCACTGCTGGTTAGCGTTGAACCCCTGAACGGTGATCGCTAATCGGTGGTTTGTTCCCACCTGTTCCTCAAAATACGCCGCCGCCATTCCGGCCTCTGCGCCTTTACTGTCTGCGCCTCGCTGTTTGAACCTCCATGTCATGTTAGGGGAGTTGATAAGAGTACCGTTAGCCGGTGCGCCAGGTTCGTCAAATCGCGTAGCTACGAACCCCCACCAAATATTGCCCTCGACAGTGTTAGCCCCAAACGTCCGCTGATTACCGTATACACGCCAGCCAGGTGACACGGCAAGCGCGCCGGCTTCGGCGATGATGCGATGCGTGTAGTCAGCCGTACTATTGCCATAGTGAAAATCAATGTAAGGCGTTGGCGCGGTTAGCTCGATATGAGACCCGGCAATCTGTACGCCGTTTAAATTTCCGTTAACCGTTAGGTTCTTGTCGACCGTCAGGTTGTTTTTAAAGGTGCTGCTTACATTCCACGTCTGCGCCTGCGTCCACGTGTTGGCCACCGTCGTCTTCGCTACGTCCTTCAGCGCCGTGTCAATGTTCTGCTGTCGTGTGGCGTATTCGCTCAGAAATTGCGCCCACGATTTTGCCGTCCCCGTTGTACCGTCCGGCTTCGTGATCGTCACGTTGCCAGCCCCGAACAAAAATTGTTGTTGGTTCGCAAGGTCTACATAAGTGCGGTCGAAGCACTTCTGAATACTGGCCGCCAATTCGTCACTAATGTTAGCCATAGTGCCCCTCAGTCATATTTACTGGAAAAAATGAACAGCGCCGTGGTCTGGTAAACAAAACCAGCTGGACCAGCGGATTGACCGGCAGGAATTGCGTTATTCGACAAGAAATTCCCATAGGCTCCAGTGAAACTTCTGAATATTGTCCACAGCTGTCCGGTTCGCTGAGAAATAAGCGAAGAGGCGCATGGCGAAACCGCAATAGGTTGCCCCATATCGCGCGGTTTCATATTTCCACTAATCGCTGTGGTTTGTACTTCTAACGGTTTCATCCCCGCGTGATAAACCATCCGGCCTGACGCATCAAAAATAAAACCGCCATACCTGGGAACATCTATAACCATATTTCCAAAGGCGTAGACCGTGATATTTCCTGTTCCTGTCGTTCGGATTATCTGAAGGCATTTAAACCCGTTTTGTGAAAATTCACGCGTGATACATACCGCGTCATTGTCAAAGCGAATGAAAAACATGCATTGCATGTTGTCGGGTATACGCGATTGAAAAATATATCCGTTATTACCAGGAATAACGGCCCGGTCAATAAGATTCATCGGCGTAAAGTCAGGACTCATCCACATGGCGCCGTTTTCATCGACAATTTGCATTCCATACATAATTAAGGACCGAAGAAAAAAACAATTCGTGACATGCTGGGGTCCACGCCGTTCCACGACGCGGCCCCTCCAGAAATGGATACTGAAGGTGAACTGCCTGGCGTTCCTTTCCAGTCCGCTGTACCCACCACGTAATACCGTAGTGCTTTACCCGGTGGTGGATTTCCATAATTGACATAACCCGAAGCCTGCGTGTAAGAACCGAGAAAAAAAACCGGGGTGAATACCCCGGTTATATCCCTACCACTGGCGTCGTACATTCGAGCGCCGTAGCCCATTATTTACAGTCCTTATTAGTAAATCCGGTCGCCAGCCAGTGCCCTACGGGACGAACTGCCTGGCCAGGTGCAACACGCACCTGCATGCGACCAAAGCGGTCATACCTGACCGCATTGATTTTTAGCTGGTACTGCCCGTTTACCGGATAGGTGTTGATTTTGTATGTCACCGTGCATTCAGTTGGCTTGTAACGCTGGTCTGCACAACCACTAACCAGGATGCTAATACCGCCCACCAACAAAACGCAGGACACCGTTTTGATCAAAAACTTTAAGCCCTGATTCATCCAGTTGAATCCTCCCTTGACCAGGTACATTGCTATTCATTTCGAAAGCCCCATTTTTTGGCAAACGCCAGCCGGTGGAGCCAGGTTGATAGTTTGTTGACTGCAGGCTGTCAGAAATCTGACCAAAGTTAATCGTCAGGTTACGGGCCATCGCCTGCTGAAAATAAGCGCCGTTCCCGTCGATACCGAAGACCATATCTTTTTGATCGCCGTTAGGCACATAAACGCCAAACGTATCAGCCTGGACTAGGAACTGTGACTGGCCGCTGCCGTCAATCCCCAGCTGGATACCCGCCACGTAGTTATTCCCACCGGAAGACGTATTGACCTTAACGCCCCACTGCGCTCCCAATTTCCCGTTTAAATCCGCCACGGTGGATGCCGTCTGCTGAACGGTCGCAGACATATCCCCGACCTGCGAGGTCAGCGTGGTGATTTGCTCCGTGGTTGATTTTTCCAGGTCGGCAACGGTTTTGTTCGTCGTGGTAATTGCCGCGCTGTTGTCACCAATCATGCTGCGCATTTGGTTAAAGCCGCTCGCCATCGCCAGGCCGTTAGATGCGATGGTTTCGTCCTGCTTCGTGATACGCGACTCTGCATCGCCCACACGCGAGCCGAGGCTGGTGATTTGCCCTGCCTGTGCGGTGATATCCTTCCCTTGCTGGGTAACGGTCGCAGTAAGCTGGGTAACGGCGTTCGCTGCGCCGGAGGCGGTGTCCTGCGCCTCCTGTGCGTCGGTCACATCGACAATGCTGATATCGTCCAGATACAGTGAATAGCCGGTTCCACCGCTCGGACCACGGGTAGCAATCCACATCTGCGCAATACTGCGATCAGTGGCAACCGATGCAACGCCAGTCAGAAATACCCATTTACCAGGGATAATATTCGTCGCGGAGATGCGGACGGCTTCCGGCCACTGGTTAGCACCTCCATTCTCACCCCTGGCATACAGTCCTACGCCCACATTCCAACCGTTCGGTGCTGGCATATCGCTGGCCATATAGGCCCAGAGTGAAAATCGATACTTACCGCCGCCGCGTACCGAAAGCCACTTGCCGAGGTACTTGTCACTGTTGCCAGCTTCACCATCCTTACGCGTGATTCTGAGCGATTTATTCCCGTTACGAGAAACATCAGTCGAAACCACCGCAACAGAACTATACAACTGCTGATTTGGAGCGTACGACTCAAAGGAACCATCACACCAGGGGTTTAATCCCTGGCTCTGCAGCGTACCGATTGAGGCGTTGACCGACGTGATCGCGCTGGCATTAGAGGCAATATCTTTTCCCTGCTGTGTCACGGTCGACTGCAGGTTAGACACGGCGCCAGCCGTGGCATCGAGATCGACCCGGTCAGTAATATCGATAACGTATACGTCGTCGAAATAAATCTCACCAACTGAGAGGGCGGTCATTACGCCGAAGAGCATTTGCCCATCTTTACCGGCGGTGTAAACCGCGCTGACATCTTGCCAGGTGGAACCTGTCGGCAGTTTAGCCGGATCGAATGCTGCCTCCCGAATGGTAGAGTTGTCCGTGAAGGCGAACCGTACTTTGTTATTCCCTTGAGTACCGGGGAGCATTGCTGTACCGCTCTTGGCACGCATGAAGGCGCCAAATTGATACGTTCGCCCTTTGATGACGCTGATGGTTTGCTGGCTCGAAACCATTGCCGACGGCGCCGCTACCATCTTAACAATCTTGCTGCCAGTATGCGGGGCGCTGGCAGTCATGACTGACGCATTGGCCGGGTAGTTCCAGTTATCAAAATCACGTTCAAACCCGCCGTTTGGTACAAGGTTGCCGGCGATTTTATTATCCGCATCCGCCAGCGCCGATTTCAGGCTTGCAGAAACAGCGGTCGTGGCGCTGGCGTTCGCAGCAATATCCTTGCCCTGCTGCGTGACCGTCTGCTGCAGCTGCGTGACCGCAGACGTATTCGCATCGATGGCCACCGCATCGGTGATGTCATAGATGGCGATGTAATCAATCTGAATAACCGACGCGTTCGGGTAGCAGTAGAGCGCAAAAACAGAACCATCCACTGCCGCCGACGATGGCGCGCTAAACTCAGCGGCGTACGTCGCCCAGGTATCCGTGGCGGAGAACTGGCGGTTTTCATAAGTCCCGGCCACATTCCCCAGGTAGTTAAACCGGCGAACCATGAAATTCATCGCGCCGGATACTCCCTTCGCCTTAACGATGACCTGGTAGCGGCGTGGGGTATTGTATGGCAGCGGCGCTTTCTGGTTAGCAAAGAGGCCGGTATACAACGTGCTGTCGAGCTGCGTCATCTGGACGCCGGGTTTACCGTCGCCAAAGTCGCCAAACTCCACCTGGTTACGCGTATTACCCTGTACACCCCACAGCGCCGATCCACTCATAAAATTAAAATCGTTTGCCAGGTTCTCGCCGCGATTGAGCATCGCATTCACCGCGCCGGTGACGGAGGTGATCGCCTGGCTGTTCGTTTCAATTTTCCCTTCCGCTGCCGTGGTTCGTTGCGTCAGGGACTGAATTGCGCTGCTGTTCGCGCTCTGCCCGGATTCAAGGTTCGACACTCGACCTGTAATGGCTGTAATAGCCTGGCCCTGGCTGGTGATAGTGTTGCCCTGCTGCGTCACTTTCGCATCCAACTGGGTGACAGCACCGGCGGCAGCGTCGGCGGCAGTCTGTGCGCCCTGCGCGGCGGTGATCTCCCGGCAGTGGAAATCAGTTGCATACCAGACGGAGCCAAACGGCGCGTTCTGGTTCACCTGCAGGAATGGGCGCATATATCCGCGCGGGAAGTTAGCCGGGACCGTCCAGCGGTATTTTTTCTCCGTCCAGGTCTGAGTGGGCGCAACGCTACCCGGTAAAGCAGCATAGGCCACGGCACCCGTATTCGGTCCCGTAGCCGAGCCGATGTACATGTTAAATGCGGCGTTGGAACCTGCCTTTGCCGCTACCCAGACCGAAATCTCGAATACCTGTCCCGCTTTTACCGGCCACGGTGGCGTATTGAGCTGGTGATCGCGTGAGGCCAGTCGCGCTACATAGCGACGCGGAGCGCCAGCCGGGATGTCAGCATCATACGGAATACCATCATCGTCGTTGCTGTCTACCGTATCCCGGCGGGTAAAGCCCATAGACGGATATGCGGGGTCAAATGTCGGGTTCAGGATGTAGTCACCACCCGCTGCCGTCTGCGAGTTCAGCGCAACATTAATCCCGGTGATCGCCGTTCCCTGCGATTCAATTTTCCCCTCAGCGTTTGTAACGCGTGTATCCAGTTTACTCACGGCATCGGCGGTGGCCGCTTTGGCCAGCCCTTCCTCAACCGTCGCTACGCGTCCTTTCAGGCTGGTTATGGCCTGGTTCGCCGCCGTAATATCCTTGCCCTGCTTGGTCACGGTGGCGCTGAGGTCCTGTACTGTCGAGCTATCGGCCTTCTGGTCGATTCGTTTCCCCAGGTCTGTGTTAACGGTATCGATTCTGCCGGTCAGTTGCGTTAGATATTTACCCTGACTGGTAATCGTATCGCCCTGCTGGGAGACGGTTGTCTGCAGGTTGGTCAACGCTGTCGCGTTCGCATTAATATTTTCCTGGTCGGTAATATCAATGACGAACATGTCATCGATATAGAGCTCCCCGGAGGCAAGGCGAGCCATAACGCTCATCTGCATAACGCCCGATTTATTCGCCTTCCACTTAGCAAATACTTCTGTCCAGACGGAACCAGTCTGCAGTTTTGTTGGGTCAATACGGGCTTCCTGAATCTGCGAATTGTCATTAAACGCAAACCGGAATTTGTTGCTTTGTTCGGAGCCAGTAACGATAGCCGTCCCGTCTTTCGCTCGTGCGAATCCTCCAAACTTATAAGTCCGACCAGCAACGACCGTCACGGTCGTGGTATTGCGTACCTCATCCAGCTGGTCGTTATGAGCTTTGAAGTAAAGAATTTTTTTACCTGAGCTGGGTTGTTGGGCCGTATCCACTCGAACATCGGTCGTTGAACCTGTAACCCAATTATCAAGGCCACGCTCAAACCCACCATTCGGGATTAGGTTTCCGGCCAGCTTGTTGTCTGCGTCCTGCTTCATCGCAGAAAGATCTGCTGACAGGCTCGTCGTCGCAGCAACGTTCGCAGCAATATCCTTACCCTGCTGCGTGACGGTGGCCTTCAGGCTATCCAGCGAGGCGGTGGTGGCTTTCTTCGCTACCTCGGCATTGGTGGCATCAATACGCCCACCCAGGCTGGTGATCGCGCTGGCGTTGGTGGCGATGTCGTCACCGTTCTTCGTGACCTGCGACTGCAGGTCCTGCACCGCTGATGCATCGGCTTTACCAGCGATACCGTTTGAGGCGGTCAGCATGAAGCCCTGCAGGTAAACGCGAGCGGTTGACGGCGTCCATCCTCCGCAGGCCATGCGCAGGTAACACCATCTCCCTTTGAAGTCATTCGGGATCGTGAACGTCAGCGTGCGGGTCTGGTAGCCGGTGGTGATACCCGCAAACCAGGTGTTGTCCTGGACAAGCCAGTTAGTCGGATTCCCCCAATTCTCAATCAGGCCCATCGTAAAATTCTGGGTCCCGATACTGATCGTCGCGTCGTCCGTCTTGAATCCGAAGGTGAGCGTCAGTACCTGACCGGCTTCAACCGGGATTTTTGTTCCGTTGGCGATCCGCATCGCCGGCTCGGTCGTGGTGAGACCTTTCATCACCGCGTCATAGACCGGATCACCCGCGCCGGTGCCGGACAGCTGCCAGTTATCCGCTTTATTAATCAGGTCGCCATTCAGCAGGAGGTTGCCGGTCGTAATCTGTGACTTGAGCGCCGTCGTCTGCTGCGCCGTGGTGGCCAGCGTATTCTCGGCAGTCGTGACGCGGGTCGTCAGTTGCTGGACGGCATCCGAGCTGGCGCTGTCTGCCGGTGCCTGGCTCCAGTCGCTCACAATATTGCCGGATTCAAACATCGGAGAGCTGATCCACGCTTCGCGCGCTGCAGCTGCGCCGTCGAGTCTGGCCACAACGAGATACGCCGTCCCGGACAAGCCAGGTTTGCGTTTGTATTTAACCCAATAGCGGCTCCAGGACGTGGAGAGCGTCACGGTCACATCGCCGTTATACCCGGCTGGACGCTCCACAATAACGCCCTGGCTGGTTTCAGCGCGGATAGTGGCATCCGGCGTATTCAGGAAACAACGAACCGGCGTCTTGTCCGTCTTCGCTTTCGCATAGAACGACAGAACATACTCGGTACCGTCAACCGGCGCGGCCAGCGTGTAGTCGAGGACGGCGAAATCAGTCGCTCCGGCGGCACGCGTCAGGATGCGAACCGCGTTACCCCGGTAACGTTCGGTTGCAGATGGCGATTTGCCGGTCAGTTCCCCGGAGTTGGGTATCAGGTTTACGCCGCCGATTCGGATGTTATCGACCTTCGATTCCACCCCGGCAATCTGGCTGGCGTTGGCCTGAACTTTGCCGTCGATAGTCTGGACGTCACCCTCGATTTTCTGGATGGCCAGCGTATGGCCAGCAATGACGCCGTTCGCTGAAACAAGGTCCGCTGCAACCTGATCCGTTTTCGAGGCAGTCGACTGCAGGTCGCTCGCCAGAGTATCCATGCGCTGGGTCGCCGCTGCCGTGGATTTATCATAATCGACGCGCAACGTATCAACGCGGGAGCCGATGGCCTTCTCCGCCGTCACGCGGATTTTCCGCTCTTCGAAAAGCAGGCCAGAAACCAGTTTATTCGGGTCTGTCCCTTCCTCGTTGCCGCGCAGCTGCACCGCCAGCTGGTTACGCTCCATCGCCTCAGCTGAGTCGGCAGTAGTCATCGCCGTTTTCAGGTCCTGAATCTGCGCCTGCGATGCGCCAGGAGTCGGGCGCCCAACGGCCAGCCAGTCAACGGCATAATAGTTATCGGCGTCAGCCGCTCCACCCTGTGAGAAATCGAGACGCAGGCGGCGGATGGTGCCGGAGGCCTGCCACGGGATATCCGGGATCGCGATAGTGCTGATGCCGGTGGCCGGGTCAAAATCCGGTGCTGGCAGCACCAGGCGGCGTCCATCGGTCCAGCCGGTTTCATCAGCGCCAATCCAGTACAGCCGACCGCCCCAGGCCGGGTTGCCGACTTTCTTGATGCGCAGGCGGAGGTACTTATAGGCGCTGCCGTCAATCAGCGTGCCAGCGCCCGACGGGCTGCGCATGGTCGAAATGGAATCAGCAGGAAGGACCCACCCGTCGTCGGTTGTCGGGAGCGGTTTCGTTCCGCCATCGTCAGAACTCCACCCCTCGTTGTCCTTGTCGAAATACCAGATTTTGAGACTGTCGAACTGCTCGCCGGTACCGGCTGAAATCGACGCCATCTGCTGCGCCAGACTGTCAAAGCCGTCCTGCATGGTGACGTTCGTCGTCTCAATCGCCGCTTCAACTTCACGTTTAGCACTCAGCAGGTTATCGGCGGCCTGCTTCGCCACGGCGGCATCGTCCGTTTCGGCTTTCGCCACTGCTGCAGCGGTATCGCTGGCCGCTTTCTGCGCCGTGGCGGTATCACCTGCAGCGCGGTCTTTCACTTCCTGCGCCAGCTTGTTGGTCGTGTCGTTGGTTTTGGCGATGTTGGTGGCCAGGTCCTTGCCCTGCTGCGTGACAATGGCCCCCTGTGCGGCGACATCCTTCGCCGCCTGGTCAGCGGTTCCCTGGGCGGCGTCCGCAGCCTGTTGCGCAGCGTCGGCGGCAGCGCTGTTGTCCTGAATACCCTTGTTCAGTTCCTCGTATGTATCCGAGCCTTTAAGCGCGTCGTCGAGCTGCTGGTAATAATCAGAAACGTTATCGCTGGACATTCCATGCACCCAGCCGGTCCACGGCGAGGCATTGCCCAGGCGGTCAACCAGGCGCGCGCGGTACCAGAACTGCGTGGCTATCTGCAGGCCCATCTGCTGATAATGTTTTCCAGGATACGCTAAATCGGTCAGCGGCATCGCACCGTTACCGCTCTGGTCCGGACTGTACTGCAGTTCGGTTCGCTGGGTATCTTCTGCGCCTGCAGGGAATTCCCAGCGAATTTCGATACCTGCGGTCAGTGAAACGGTCGTCAGCGCCAGCGGCGGCAGCGGCTCGCCGACTTTCCCGGTCAGGGTCTTCTCTTCCGAGTACGCCCAGCCACTGGAAATTTCCGCCGCGTTGATCGCACGGACTCGCACCAGATAGCGACCGGCATAAATGCCGCTGACCTCAAATGACGTGGTCGAGCTGCGCGGCACGTTAATCCAGTTGCCGTCATTGCGGCGCCACTGAGCCTCATAGGCGATAGCGTTTTGTACCGCGTCCCAATTGGCCTGCAGGGTTTCGACGCTGATCCCCTGATTCACCACGGAGAAGGACGTCAGGAGGATGCCATCTGGCGGAGCCTGGTTGCCAGGCGGGATAACACTAATCGGGCGCTGGTCGATGATCGCGCCGTTATCGATACGCGGGAATTTATCCGGGTCGTGAGCCACGCCGGTGATGGTGAGCGTGCCGTTATTGTTGTCCTTTACACCGATAACGCGGTACTGCTGAGGCACCAGGTCGGTATATTCGACGATCCAGACGCACTCCGCCTCTGGCGTCTCGCTGTATGCCGTTATGACCGTCACCTGCCGACGACCGTTCACCGACTGAATGGTCCGGGCCTGCGAGATACCCGACGGCAGATTCAGATGCAGGCGGTCGCCCTCTTTTGCATCGATATCACGGTCTAGCGTGATGACGCGTCCATTCACCGCGCTGATACGACCACCATTAACTCGACCGGCCAAGCGTTCGTCGCCCAGCCCAATGATGTAACCCGGCTGCGGGATTCTGCCATCAAGGCCAACATCAATTTCGACCAGGCGGTCTTTGTTGTTGGTCAGAATGGCCCATAACCCTTTGCGATGGGCTTCACTCTGCCGCGTACATCCAATGGCCGTGACTTCCACCTGATTAAAGCTGTAACGGGAAACCAGTTCCGGGATAAATGCGGGTTCCATCGCATCGGCATAGGCGTTATCCGGGTCAGACCATGAAACCAGGGCATTGGTGTACCGAGCCTTACTGGTGCTGCTGGAATAACGAGGACTACCGATAATATTCGCGCGCGTATAGTTGAAATCGACATCACGCGGCATATCGGCCTGCACGATAATCTGCTCACCACTCCAGCAGGTCATACCCCGGAAAATAGCAGCAAAATCGCGCAATACGGTGTAGGCGTCGTTGCGTTCCTGCACATAAACGTTACAGGTATGGCGAGGCTCCATACCATCGCCGCCCCTGCCATCGGGTATCAGCTGATCGCAATACTGCGCAATCTGGTAAAGCGCCCATTTGGAAATATTCGCGCTGGTCAGACGCTCACCAAGACCGAAGCGCCCCTCAACGACGATGTCGTAATAAATCCACGCCGGGTTGTCAGTCCATGCCCATTTAAAGCCTCCTGTCCATGTACCGGTGTATTCGCGTGTTTCCGGGTTGTAGTTATCCGGGACACGGATAACACGCCCACGCGGCTCGCAGGAGATTTGCGGGATGGAACCATTGAACTGGCTGGAGTCGAATTCGATGTACAGCTGCGCGGTGTGTGGGTAACGCAGCTTCGCGTCAATAACTTCGGTGTAGCTCTGCAGCGTCATGACATCGCCGATTTTGACGCTGTTCGCGTCCGGCGATACCTTGCGAAGACGCAGCGTCCAGGTGCTGCCTGCCTGCGGTAAATCGATGCGGTGGCTACGTTCATACCCGGAAGTCGTTTTGCCGGAGACGGCGGTTTCCAGTACGGTCTGCCAGGCTCCGCCATCCGTCTGTAAATCGATGGCGTATTTAACGGTATTCCCCACCACATCGCCGTCGTCTTCCTGTTTCATCAGGGATGGCCATTTCAGGCGGACGCGAACGGCAGAAAGCTGGGTATTGGTGAATGTGTGAGTCCAGGCGGTCTCGCTGGAAACTTCTGTCCCTACGCTAATTTCATTTTCAGTGCCGGGAATACCCTGAATATAACTTTGTGCCTGCGTACCTGGACGAAATTCCCACGCTACGCCGCTAAAGTTTTGCGAACCGTCGGCATTCTCCAGAGGGGTGCCATCGAGATAAATATCTTTCCCGGTTAAACCTCCCGCAAATTCACCCTCACCTAATGCGATAAGAATTTTGGCTTTTGCTACAGACTGTAAATCGTCCGGCTGTTCCGTCGGCGTGCGCTGTTTAGAGCTGCCACCCTTGCGCCCTTTAATTATGTTATTTGCCATATTACGCCCATAAAAAAAGCCACCGCAAGGTGGCCTGAATTGGAGGGAATTACTTACTGAATATATTTATTGCTGGTCTTCGACATAGATACCGGCGGAAATAATCGCGCCGCCAATTCGCCGCTTACCCCAAAGTAAACCAACGGGATAACCCTGTGAGGCGGTATTGGTTACACCGCCAAAGGCATAGCTGGCTTTATTATCGGGGGATTCTTTACGGGCCAGCCCTGCTGGCTGAGGTGAAAGCATCTGGACGACACCACCTAACATCATGGCTGCGCCAAATTTGGCTGCTCCATACCCCACTGCAGATAAAGTCCCACCACTGACATAACCCACAATGACGCCGACAACGACAAGAACTGCACCAAGAATTGTTTGTAATGCTCCCGCTTTTTTACTACCAATGATTACAGGAACAATACGAATTACTTCCCCGGTTACAGGAAAACCTAAATCATCAACTCCAATATTCTTGTCACCTTTGAATACTGCATAGGTTAATCCACGCTCCTCACTGGATATCATGAATTTTTCAAAGCCTGGGATGGTTTTTGCCAGTGCTTCTCCTGCTTCATGTGTGCAGGAAATTAGCCGATGGTGAATTTTTCCAAACCTTTTACCTAATGGTCCGCTCAATTCAATTCGCGTCATTACTTCTTGCATTTTTTCTCCATAAAAAACCCGCATTTAGCGGGCTTTTTTTAATTAAGGGTCGTGGGCCTTATATCCATATTTCCATCACCGTCAGTAAATATACGAACATATTTATGCTCGGTTTTCCTTAAACTAATAAATCTCTCCTGCCTATCCCCTGAATAGCTACAAAGCCCTTTACCCTCAAGGTTTACGCCAACCGCCCATTCACCGGCAGGAAGATAAAATGTAGCTTTCTCTTTCGTATCTAACTTCGCTGAACGCTCACCGTTTAGGTAGACTGTTGCGTAACAACCCCCACCAACCATACCCTTATCTCGAATTACAGTTAGACTGCCATATTCATCCGAGTCGCTTTGATATTTTAAGAGTCGTTCCTTTGGTGCCTGCATTGCTTTACTCGGAGGAACGGCTGATGTCGCGCATCCCGTTATAGCTAATATCGCTAATGCCAGAGCTATTTTCTTCATCGCTGTGTCCCTTTTGCTTTTAGTTCAAATCTCGCAAAAGATTAACACAGAGAATGATATCGAACGATTTTCATCGTTCTGTCTAACCAGTATCCACCATACGGCACGCGCTGGCTGAGATGGCCATAAAGGTGGTGAAGCAGCATGTTACCTTCCAGCAGAATCCCGGCATGGTTCCATTTGTCCGACTGCACCTGCATGATCACCATATCACCCGGCTGCGGGGGACCATCAAATTCACGGAATCCGCATTCATACCAGCAATCGTGGTAAAAGTTTTCGGGATAGTCGTTTTCCCACCAGGGATAATCAACGCGGTAATCGTGCAGCTCGATGCTGTGGTTCTGCCGGAAATAACTCATCACCAAACCCCAGCAATCATAATGGCCAAGCACGAATGGACGCTCGAGGAGGGGCAACTCTCCGCGTGGGTGGATAGTACGCAGATCGCCTTCTGGCCAGCTGATAATATGCCAGGGGAGCAGCGTTGCATCGCACTGCGCCTTATCCAGTTCGCTGGGTTGCGTGGTCGCATCAGGATGGCTGTGAACAATGCCGATAATCGTTCCCCAATCCTCTACCTCTGCGTAATCTTCTGGTGACAAGACGAAATTATCATTCGACTCGCTGGCCAGGTTCCTGCAGGGAAAATAGCGCTCCACTCTGCCCCGTTGAGCAATCAATCCGCATGCCTCACGCGGATAATCAGCTGCAGCATGAGCCTGTATCGCCTTAATCGTTTTCTGGCGCATATCAGCTCCTTATCAGCGACGTACCAGGGAACCCGCCGAATGGCAGCTCGTTATGCTCGCCAAAACGTAATTTGCAGGCAGTGAGTGTTCCGTTGCAGACGTCCTTCGATGGGTCATCAACCGGTTTGTTATTCTTATCGAAATACTTTGTCCCGGCATAATCGCAGCCATCGCCGCTACGGTATTTGTTGCGAATACACCAGGTGCAAACCGAATGATATTGCCGGGTAGGAATCATCATTCCCTGCAGGTCCATCGGGCTTGAAAGGGTAAACTCTACCTCCGTATCAGTTTCGAGGCTTTTGGAGTCAATGAAAAATAGCTGGCGCTTTTCCTGCGTCGGGTCCGCGGTTGCATTACCTTCAGGGAAGTTTCGCGCATCCAGATACTGCTTCTGCGTATCATGGATGGTGACCCGCGCCATCGCCAGATCGTCATAATGCAAACACAGCGCGGATATCGAGCCATCGATGTTACCTACCCGCAGCGTCGGTTGTGCGTCGCTACCCGTAGTGGATGATTCGATGCCATCAAGATCGCATGGCCATGCTTTATATTCCGTGCCTTGCCACCAGATACTTTTGGCTGGCAATTTCGACTCGTCACCACCGGCTGCGATAATTTCTGCTGCGGTATGAGGAATGTTATAGCCGTGAAAATATAGAACCTCGCCCATATTGAAAGAACGGCCATCAATTTCAAAAAGCCGGATTGAATCACCCGGCTCCAGCTTCTGATAATCTGCGTTAAGACTCATGGTTTAAATCCCTGAATAAAGGTTGCCGACAGGGAGTAGTTCCCTCCACCCATCGGAACAGGTTTGTATTGTTCGCAACGAAAAAGCCCAATATCTTCAAGGGGTGGCGTCCACTGAAAAGATTTCGTACCGCCGTGCCGGTCCAGGAACAGTTTTATCGGTCGGATATAGTCTTCGGTACCGACAAAATTCAGCTCCCATTCCTGTGACCGGGGATTTAATCCATCCCCTGATACCTGCGTATATCCGTCACTGAACTGCGCCTTTCGAGTACGGAAATTCACGGTTTGCGTTGGGTTTACTCGGGGACTCCAGGTAAATATTTCTATCGCCATCAGCGTTGTCCTTTTAAAGCGTTCCAGATAGCACCGCCTGGGCGCATATCTTTCGCCTGCAACTCACGGTATTTCTTCTCAACGAACGACCCAATTTGCTGGCCAAACTCTTCAAAACCTGACGAGCTCTCAGTAGACGTCTTATCGCCGGAAATAGTGATCCAGACCTTTGGCCCTTCAGTGGTGCTGGCATTTTGACCACCACCAATGGCACGTACTCCCAAAGAACCATTACCGGTACGTGCCAGCGGCATAATGGCTTCCGGTCCTGCTTCACCAAATACACCAGCGCCTTTAGCAAAGGCGAAGAACTGCGGGGTATCGTGGATCTGGTTGCTATAGGCACTTAAGGAAGGAGAATCGTAGACGCCGCCTTTGGCGTTAAACTGGAAGCTACTACCCGCATTCTGGATCGCCGTCCCGGTACTGGCGCCAGCCGCGCCGGAGGCTGCACCACCCGCTATACTGCTTCCAATTCCAACCACTCCCATGATGGTCTGCATGATGGAACTGGTGACGAGCGCCTGTGCGGCCATATCAATGAGATTTTTGATGACTGCCTGCGTCAACGAGGAAAACAGGCCAACCATGTTTTCCTTGAAGCTTTGAGTTCGCGTCAGCATGCTCGTTAAGAAATTCGTGGAGCGCTCATGTGCCGTCTCGAATAGCCCAACGGCCAGACTCTGGAATTCACCCTGCGATCGATATAGCTCCAGCGAGGTCTGATACTGCGCATCGGCGGACTCCTTCGTCGCCTTCTGCATCAGCATTTCGTACTGGTCTTTGCTAATCGCGCTGCCCTGATAGTAAGACTGCAGTAGAGCCTGCCGCTGTGCTAGCTGATTACGAAGCGCTACCAGTGGATCAACTTCACCGGCGATATCCAGTTTAGGAGCCGCGATTTCGTCAGCCTGCGCCTGCAGTAACTCTTTGGCTGTATCCCTGGCCAGAGTTATTCGGGCAGTCTGGTAATCTTTTTCGGTTAGAAGACGGGCTTTGAAAAGCTCGGCAAGGTCCTGGCTGACTTCCTGTTCCTTGCGCAAGGTTTCCTGCGCCGGTGAATACTGTGCGGCCAGATCCAGTCGCTGCTTCTGGTAGTTCTCCGCATTCATCAATAGCGCACGCTGAAGGTCGGCATCGCTGGCGCCATTCTTCTTCGCTGCTTCCTGCAGCTCCCTGTTGCTGTCTTTCTCCTGAAGGTTAATCCGGGCCAGGCTGGATGCATGGGCCTCTTCAATTTGTTGCCGTAGCGTTTTGAACTGGTCGACCTTAGCCTTTTTACCCTTCCCGGAGCCGGTACCACCATCCCCGGTCCAGGGGTTCCCGTCGCCAGTCTCTTTAGGGGGCGAACTCAGCGCGACTTTCAGGTCGTCTGTAAGGGACGTGATTTTTCCAGACAACCCAAGCTGGGCCAGCGTTTTAGCATCACTGACGCGCTTGATATTTTCCTCTGTTTTACGCAATCCCTCGTTAACGCTATCGAGGTCCGCCCGCGCACGCGTCTGGTCTTTTTTCACCCCATCCAGCTGGCCGAAGGGGTCAAAGCCTTTTAGGCTGCCAATACGGCTGTCGGCATCCTGAATCTCTTTAATCAGCTGGTTTCGCTGCACAACCTGGTTTTCATACTGATCCTCCAGGTCGAATTGCTTTACATTTAGCTGGTTGAGAGAGAGGCGCATCAGCGCTTCGCTGGTTTCAACGACGGCGTCTTTTAAATTAATGGCTGATTGCCGGGCCTCTTTTGCCCTCTCATGAAAATAAAGAATGGCTGAACCGGCCAGCATAGCGGCACCGAAAGGGCCACCGATTAAGTTAAACGCGCCTTTTGCCAGTCCTACGGCAACCGATGCCGCACGGGCAGATATCGACATTTGCCGGTTAGCCGCCGCCAGCTTCAATTTCGCCTGGCTGGCCAGATTGGTTTGCTCAGTTTCCTGTCGAATAAGCCGGGTAAACTCATCCTGGTAACTGATATTCATCCCATACTGTTTAGCCGTCCGCTCCATCTGCCGGTAGTAACCGAACTCGGCATCGTTTTGTTTCAGGATGGCTGCAGTTGAATCCAGCGTTTTACGGGCGATGTCCGCATCGGCAAGTGCTCTCGCTTTCACCGCCGCCTGGCTTTCCCGCCAGACAGAGATATTTTCCCGAAGCCCTGCGGTTAGTTTTGTTGAAAGAACCGGAATAAGGCTGTAAAGCGCAATGCTGGAGACGGTATTAAAGTTATCCGCCAGGCCGTTCAGCGCCTCCGTAGCGGCCTGAATACCGCTGCGAAGAGGACCGTTACTGCTCTGGCCAATCTTAATGACCATCCCCTCAAACGCACTACTCAGCCCAAGCAGATCGCCGTTCAGGTTGTTGACCCTGATTGATGCCTGCTCATGCGCCGTTTGAGTACCGGTCAACGAAGCGGTCAATTCATCAAGCTTGGAACGGTTCTGTACGAGAATGGAAGCCGCGCTGAGGTTTTCCACGCCAAACAGCTTCACCGCCTGGGCCGTTGAAAGGTTCTTGCCTGCCAGCGTATTGAGCGCCTGGCTCAAGCCGACAACCGAAGGTTTCAGGGTTTTATCAGTTCCCTTTTCCAGATTCAGGATGACGTTTCGCAGCGCCGTTCCTGCCTCTCCACCTTTCACTTCACGCTCGGCCAGAACCTGAATGGCCGCATTCAGTTGTTCAAAACCGACGCCAGCCTGTGCAGCTGCGACGCCGCCATTTTTAATGGCTGCTGCCGTATCCGTAATTTCGGATGAACCATACTTCGCGCCAGCGGCCAGAACGTTGATGTAACGATCCGCTTCCTGCGCACTGGCGCCATACTGGTTCAATGAAAGCGCGAGCGTTTTTGTTGCATCCGGGAGCGTCGTTCCAGCGGCCTGTGCCAGAATCAGCGCGCTGTTCGTCGCCTGCTGCAGACCATCTGAAGTCTTAAGCAGCTCCGGTTTAGCCGATGCCATCAGCTTGAGCGCCTCAGCAGCCTGGCTGGCGCTGTGCTCTGTCGTGCGCCCCATTTCCTGCGCGGCCAGATCCAGCGCTTTCATTTCATCAGCGGTCGCGCCGGTGATCGCCTGCAGGTCAGATAGTGCCTGGCCATACTGCCTGGACGTTGTGATGATCGTACTAATGGAAAGACCGGCGCCTGCCAGCCCCGCCAGCCTGCTGGCCATCCCGGATATCGACAGGCCGACCTTTTTATAGGCGTCTTCCGTCTTTTTCGCGTCCGCCTGGGCATTGCGGTTAAACCTTTTGGACTGGTTCTCCGCGTCGCCATACGCTCCCAGAAGCTGGGATTTAAAGTTGGCTGCGTTAAGGTGCAGCCCGACCGCTAAAGATGCGACGTCTGCCATTACATTAATGCCCTCATGACTGCCGCGCATTCCTCTTCCATCTTCGTCCGGGATGGCGCAGGTGTTGTTTCGGAAGGAGGCGCATTTTCATCGCCAGGGCGGCGGAAAATACCTTGTTTCAGGAAGTAAGCGCGCCAGTGATACAGGGTGTTCGCCGGAAGTGCAGCAATTTTGGATGGGTCAGGCTCGCCCCAGCGGTCGGCCAGCCAGAAAATCAGCTCCAGCCAGGGCGAGTCATTTAGTTTTTTTCCGCTTCCTCCAGCGTCCCGATGGAGTGGCGTTTCACCTTCTCCACGGCTTCCAGCAGCTCTGGGTTTTCATGGGCCTTCAGCAGCTCTGCAGCCGTTGGCTTTAATTCATCGGGAATAGCCGTTCCGTCTGGCTGAACCAGCGCATCGATAATGATCTGGACTAAATGCTCGGATGCCTCGCGCGGTACCCCAGCTTTTGTTGATTCCACCATTTTTTCTTCGTAGCTAATCAGTTCATCCCCGGTCAGGCGGCGGATATAAACTTTTGCGCCGAATATTTCGGTTTTAACTACCGTCGGGACTGATTTAAGAAGCGCGGATTTAAGCGCGGACAGGTCAAAATCTTTATCTTTCACAGGGCGTCCTTAAAAATAAAAAGCCACCCGGAGGTGGCTATCTGTTATTGGTAAAAATGCTGATTATTCGCCGCCAGCATCGGCACCGGCAGTACCCCACTTAATGCTGTTTTGCTTGCCTTGCACGGTGATCTGAATGACTTCACTCGCTGGCGCGGTGATTTCATTCATCTGCCAGCCAGACAACGCCAGCAGCATTGTTGCGGTACGTTTGTTCGGCAGCTCAACATAAAGCTGAATGGTCTCGCGGGCCTCTGCTGCATTAAGTAACGCCGTAAAGCTCGCATTCGCAGGATCGTCAATGAACCCCAGCGACTTTTCCGGGCCATCCGGCAGATCACTGATTGACTGCTTTTGCTTATCCTTCAGCGTGGTGCAGTCAACGAACCCACCTGTCTGGCCCATCGCGCCCAACGCTTTACAGTTATCAAGCGGCTTCAACGCCGCTAGCGCGTCGCCGGGTTTCCCCCATTTGGTTAGCGTGCCTGCAGGCAGCATTGCATACTCAGGCGATGTCTGATTCTCAGCCATGATTATTCTCTCTTATATGAATCGGTAGCGGTCGCTACCTGTTTTGAATACCGTTTCGAATTTCCACGGTCAGGACGCGCAAAACAGTCTGGACGTTGTAATCCAGGGCGGGTCGAATAAAGGGGTCTGCAACCTGCTTAACCGTGCCGAACTCCTGCGCCAGCGCCTTCATATGGTGCTGCTTGCTGGGGCCAACACGGAGCGTTACAACCGCATTCCCTTGCGCCTTTCGGGTAGAAGAGCGGATTTTGATTGAATCCCGCATGTGCTGCCCGGTCGACGTTTCGTCGAAGCCGGCATGCTGCTTCATATCCTCCTCGACTACCTTTAATGCCTCGCGACCGGCATCCCGTAACACCTTCGTCGCGACCTTTTCTCCCAGGGCGGTTAACTGCCGTTCCAGCTCATCCAGCCCTTTAACTTCCATCCGAATCACGATGTATCCTCCACATAGTGAATGATGAAGTCGCGAATCAGGCGGTACTGGATGCTGCGGTTCGTCAGCGTCGTTTTATCCTGTTGAATGCCACCACGCTCAACATACTGGACCGGGACGCCATCCAGCTGGCCATGAACGATTGACTTCCATTCCGACCAGATTTTTTTATCCAGCTGCAGCAGTGAGGTGTAATCATCAACACGATACAGATTCACCTGGATACGGGCCGATACGATCCCCGTCCGCAATGTTCCCGAGTACATTTCCGGGTCAGAAATACGCTGAAAGGTCACCCCTTCCTGGACCGTATCCGGCAGTAAAAGCGGGTACGCATTCATGCCGGTGATGCGCTCCAGCTCATTTTTAATCGCCAGTTCTATCATGCCGCCCGTCTGCCTCCCCGGTAATGATGATCTGGTCCGTTTTTCGGTCGATATTGCGGACGGTATAAACCAGGTCTTTTGTCGTGATTTTCCAGTCGATATCGACCACCACGCCCGGATAGACGGTAAACAAGCAGGTTTCCATAACCTGCTGCTGGTCCATCGTGCGGACTTTTCTACCTGATACCAGCTCCCGCTTTGCCCAGGCCTTTCCCGATTCAACTAACTTTTCCGGCAGCGGTTCGCCCAACGGCCCACGACCGGACTGAAGATAGCTAATCGTAATGCGGCAGTTCATCTCTCCCGGTTTCAGGCTCATACGGTGTGCTCCTGAATAGGGAAAAGGAGATACTTCACTGCTGCGGTTTCCAGCCATTGCCCGGTGTGGCCATTCAGGTATGCATCACTGACCAGATACTGGATGGCCAGCTTGATATCTTCGTCCGCGATGAATCCGCGTTCCGTCTCCGGGAGCGCCTGCAGCTCTTCATCATTGCTGACCAACTTGCAGTAATAATCACGCTCGATACTCCGCTGCGCGGCGTTAACCATCTGCGTGAGCATGGCGTCATGCTCCGTGAAATCCAGCTCCAGGCGAAGCTGGGTTTTCACCTCAGCCAATGTCAGTATCAAAGTCGCTATCTCCCGGTTTGGGCGTCATCGCGCGCTTAGCGTCTTTCGGCCATACCGCAATACCGCGAGAAACCAGCTCTTCCGCGTACTTACTGTCAAAACATGCGATATCACCGCGTGAATAACGATGGTGTGGGCCGAGGAATGTAACGGCTTTACGTTCTGACATCTTTACCTCCGCAGGGGCCTGCTTCCCACTTTGACTATTATCTGAGCCGGTATTGTCCTGCTCACCCACGGACGCGTCGGGATCGGTGTCGCTACCTGATGTATTTTCCCCACCTTCAGCATCACCACCACCGTCGGAGCCACCTGTGGCGTCACCGGTATTACTGCTGGCCGCATCAACGACAGTATCACTCGCGCTGGAAGCATCCAGGGACGCATCAGTAGTCGTCTCATCTTTGCTCGCCGCTGTTTTCGTTGTTTTTCCTGCCATTTGCTATCTCCTGTCTTTGAAACAGAAAAGCCCGCGTGAGCGGGCCTTGTTGGTGTATACGATAAGTTAGAACAGAACACCGGTACCCAGCACCAGACCTTCCGGGTGACGGAAACCGATATCGTGTTCAGTTACAACGCGGATCAGCGACTGGTTACGGGAGAACGCGGAAACCAGCTTGCCATCGGTATCGATGTAGGAGGCCTCTTTGGAGAAATCGACCTTCATGTTGCCGTCTTCCCCGATGACTACATCGTTAAAGTCAGCGAAGTAAATTTCTGACTCTTTCCCGCCCTCTCCGAGGTTCGCCGGAATCGCGCTGGTACGCTGAATTGGATAACCCTTCAGCATCCCTTGCGCCATTTCCGGGTAGACTTTGTTACCGTTACCGTCGCGCAAGCCAAACAGCGTCATATAGGTACGGTTAGACATACCCCAGCCGCTGCTGATCATGTTGCTGTTACCATCCATCGACATCAGGATGATGGAATCCAGATACTTATCAATCGTATCCAGATTAACTGCCGCGTCTGCCGCCCAAGGCTTCAAGCGGTTCCACTGAGTTGCACGCGCTTTCATACCAATTGGGGTATCGCCGGTGCCATCATCACGCATAAAGGCTTTATCTTCACGAACGGAGATGGCCGTCAGAATATCCTGCAGGACCAGCTGCTCGACGTTAAACCCAGCGCGACCAATCAGTGCGTTAGAGATCGGGACCATAGCAATCATGGTTTTCGCCGTCAGTTTCACATCATCAAAACGTGCCTCAGAAACTTTGGCATCCTGGTTTTCACCGGTATAACTTGCCGTTGCACCACCGGCCAGGCGCGGTAACGACATGTTGCCGTTTGGCAACGGAATTGAACGAGCACCTAACTTACGAACGATGGTGCGATCACGCAGCAACTCGATCACTTCGCTGTGAATATTCTGGGGGATAAGTACCCCGCCGGAACCAGCGGCAGTTGAAATGGCCATCGAGACGGACTGGTCATTCAGTTCGTCGCTGGCAAACTTCGCTGCATCCTGCAAATTACCCTGCGCAGCGGCAATAGACATCACCATGCGCGTCATGCCAGCGCCGGTGTATTGCTTCGGCTCCGCTTTGACAATGACTGCCGGGCCGTGTTGGGTAGCTTTGACTGGCTTCGCGACCACTGCAGCGGCGCGTTCCGCCGCCTCCATACGATCCATTTTGGCGCTGATATCAGTGAACTGCTGCTGCAGGTTAGCAAACTCTGTCAACTGCTCTGCTGTCAGCGTACCGCCGTTCGCTTCAATGGTTGCCAGGGCCTGAACTTGTTCGTTGATACCCGCACGCTGACGACGCAATTCTTCAATCTGTGGCATTTTATTTCTCTCTTTTTTAGGTATAAAAAAAGCAGCCCGAAGGCTGCTTTCTGGTAGTGACGCGTTTGCGTCGGGTTACATTTTGGTTTGCAGGTCCATCGCGGCTGCCTGCATCTGAATGGAGGTTTTTTGACGGGGTTGCTTATACTTCGCGGCGATCGCATTAATCGCCGACTGTGGGTCTGAGATTTCATCAGCAAGGCCAGCTGAAACAGCGCCTGGACCGAAATACAGCCCAGCTTGCGTATCAACGATGACCTGACGGTCGAGGCCGCGATATTCCGCTACTGACCCGGTAAACGTCTCGTACATTTCGTCAATCATCCCCTGGAACATGGCCTGTGCTTCTTCGCTCAGTGGCTCATGTTGGGTACCGTTATTTTTGTTATCACCCCGGAAGATCGTGGTAAACGTCAGCCCCATTTTCTCTTCCAGCTTTGATGTGTCCAGGTGCTCCATAATCACACCGATGGAACCTACACCACTGGTCTGGCTTACGATGATTTTGCTGCAGGCCGATGCGATGAAATACGCGGCTGAAAAAGCGTTGTAATTCACAATTGCCGTGATGGGCTTCGTCTCGCGAGACTGATAAATGTAATCAGCCAGCTCTTTACAGCCCACTGCCGCACCGCCGCCGGAGTTAATATCCAGAACGATTTCGCTGATTGATGGATCGTTTAATGCCGCGTTCAGCTGGCTGCGGATTCGCTCATAGCTCGTCAGCTCCGTGCAGGCCTGCGTGATTTGTCCGCGACGCGCTACCAGCAATCCGTGAACAGGAATAACAGCCACACCACCGGCTGGCTGTACCTGCTCCGATGCCGGTGCTTTCTCCGGGTCCAGCGCTAACTGGATGCCGCTATTCTCTACCGTTCCCTGGATGCGGGGGATTAGTACCGCCTTTACTGAGTCCATCGTTTGTCGTGATACGTAATGCGGCACGCCAAAGACCATCTCCGCAAGGTGCGGAAGGTTAATTAATTTCGTTGTCATGGTTTTTTACCGGGTAAGCCCGCACTGCGGGTAGTATTCAGGATCGGGACAGGATGGTGTTGATTTCCGCCATCTGCTGCGCGGTCGGCTTCTTATCGCCAGGGATGATTTGTGCGCTGTCGACCATATTCAGCGGCGTCAGATATTTTTCACCTCCGGCTATCGGCGGCAGGTTCTCCATACGCCGGATATCGTTAACCGACAACCAGCCCCACTGGCGGCCAAGCGCATAGGACTCATAACGCGATTTCTGATCGCCACGCAGTAAGCCGGAAACGTTGAATTCGATATACAAGTCACGGCGTTCGCTGGGCAACAACAAATCACGCTGCAGCGCGCCTTCATGGCGCTTCAACCACGCCAGCAGCGTATACATCACGAACTGCAGGCCCTGGTGCTCGATGTTGTTGTTGGTCGCTTTCGCCAGCATTTGCACCATATGTGGCGGGATTTTGTAGAGGCGGCAAACCTCTTCCACGCCCCACTGACGCGACTGCAGCAGCTGCGCTTTCTCGTTATCCTGCGAGAGCGATTTGTAACTCATCCCCTCCTGCAGCAGCGCCACGGAGAACATGTTGTGTATCCCGGAATAGCGGTCGGTCCATTTCGCCAGCAGGCGGTCAATCGCGTCCTGACTTTTAATTGCTCCCGCTTCTTTTGGCCGTTCAATCACGCCGCTCATTGTAGTGCCACGACGGAACACGGCTGATGCATGCTCTTCAACTGCCAGATTCAGGCCAAGAACGTCGGCGTTCGTCTGAATGGGAGAGGTACCGATATAGCCATCCAGCGAAAATACTTTCACATGGTGCATCATGCGCATTGGTAGGGTTTCGCCGATTTCGGGGATTTCGTAATACGGCATCCCATCTGGCCCCTTCAGGACAATCACCTTTTTCGGGTTAATTGGGATCAGCTCTTTCGGGTAGCCTTTTCCATCGCGGTCGATGATCGAGTAGCAATTTCCCTCCAGCCCCAGCAATCCCTGCTGTTGCTCAAAGTACTCGAATGAGGTGTCTTTTTTGTTTGGCTGGGAGTGAATCAGGTCATAAATCGGGTGGTCTGTCGCGCGTTGCCGCCCTCCATTTTTATCTCGTCGATAAAGTTCGACAGGCAGCTGCGCGACGGACTCCGCCAGGAGGGTTACGCACGCTCGAACAGCGGAAAGTGCAAGCGCCGTTTCCGGCGTAATCATGATGCCGGCTTTACTCTGGCTTGAACTGACGCCGCCCAGCATCGCCTCCCAAAAACCGCCCCCTGAGACGGACCGTTTTTGTCCACGAAACATTTGGGGAATAAACATTATTTCTCCCCGTTATTTTTAACGCTGGCAGATGCCGAGCGCGCGATTAAAAAAGACCAGAGCAGGCAGATGATCCCGCCGGTGATAAACCCCGCTGCAGGTAATACAAGCCAGGCTCCAGCAGAAACCAATAAAGCCCCGGCAAGGCCAATAATGAAACTCAGAATTGTGATTAACACGCTACATCTTCCTCATCATATACCGATGTACCGCCACTGCTTTCATTCAGCATTGCGCGAGTCATAGCGTTAAATAACGCCGTGGCCCCATCGATTTTGCTTTGATTGTCTCCCTTTGTAGGGCGAACGAGATCGTCGCTACCAGGGATAAATTTCCCGATAACGTTGCTGATACACCAGGTAAGAATGGGATTGCCATCATGGTGGAATCGGCCACCGGCCAGAGCCGCTTCCAGCTCCTTCATTGCCGGTGACATATTGGTATAGTCCTGCCGGATATCGACCACGGTAAACCCGTTATCTTCCAACTGGTGGCGAAGCGCTGTTGCTCCTGCAGGGTCGATATCAATCTCGTCAATGCGGGTTTCACCCTGCATGTCGAGAATGCTGGCCAGAATCTCCCGATAATCAGCCTCAGCGCCATCTGTAGCCTCCAGAACCCTCATTTCATAGAATTTCTGGTATCGGTCTGCCGTCTTCAGCAGCTTTGGATCGGTTGTATTGATTGTGTCTTCTGGCACCCAAAATTTAGGCTTGATGCAGTAGTAATGCCGCTTACCTTCAATTTCCCGCGTAAACAACCGTATCCCGGCGTTCATATCCAGCTTTTTCGCAAGGTCGAGACCAATGTTGCAGCTGTCGTTGGCAAAATCTGCCAGCTCAAGACTAGGGTCTTCAGCCGCTTTCCACTGCTCCATGTTGTAGAACGCGGATTTACCGGATACCCAGATATTGAGACGTTTGGTCTTAAAGGCATTAACCTTGCGGGGAACCTGTTTTGCTACTTCCAGAAGCTCAACCAGGTCGCTGTACTTAACCGAAACATCCAGATTTGGGTTAGCTTTAATTAAGTTTTTCGGGTCGGTCCAGTCATCGCCAGCATCCAGTTCGTAAATCATGCCAAACAGGCGATCATTACGGGTAATGCCTTCGATAACCTCTTTAACTTCCTTATCCTTGTCATAGCAAGGGGACTCAAGTGACGAACCGGCTGTCGTGATGATGAGCGTTAATGGCTGCGAACGGGCGCCCATACCCATCGTCATCGCTTCATACATATGATCCGTATCATGCTCATGATACTCGTCAATGATCGCGCAATGCGGGCTATCGCCATCGCCGGGTTTCCCCGCCATAGGCGCAAAAACAGAACCATCCGGGCGGGTCAGGCTGTCGGTCCATACCGAAATATCAAATCTGGCGCGTAGTGCTGGCAGGCGGCTGGCCATCTGCCTGGCTGGGGTGAAAACCTTTTTCGCCTGCGCCATTGTTGTCGCACCGCAATACACTTCTGCGCTATTTTCACCATCAGCGCAGAACATGTAGGTGCCAATCCCGGCAGCAAAAAACGATTTCCCGTTTTTCCTTGCTACCCGGATATACGCTTCGCGAAATCGGCGTTTTTTATCCTTTTTCGTGACCCAGCCAAAAATCGAACTGAATATAAAAGTTTGCCACGGTTCCAGCTTTAATTTCTGTCCGGCTAAATCGCCGCTGGAGTGAGGTAATAGCTGAACGAACCGGCAGGCTCTTTCTGCTAAATCCCGGTCGAATCGGTAAGGGTAATTGCTATCGAGTGATTTCTTTAAGTCGTCAAAATGGCGCTGGCATGCCAGCCGGATAGCTCTGCAGGCGACTATTTTTCCGTCTACAATATCCCGCGCATATTTGTTCGCCACATTGACGTTTGGATATGCGGCCATGCTCCGTCCTTAAGTCATTAGGGCCGCACCACAATTAAAAATCGTCGAACTCACCGCTGGAATTATTATTATCTCCGGGCTGTTTCTTCAGGATGCGGCTATTGGGGTCCAGCTTTAATACAACGGAGAGTCGAATTAATTCGCTGATATAACGGCTGCGTGCTTTTACTGCTGCGCCAAGTTTCTGGCCACCGGCTGCGGTATCATCACCAAGGCCATCGCTTTTAATTTCCTGATTGGCGTCGTACAGCAGCTGCACGGTATTGCAGTACTCCATCAGCAAATAACAATCCTCCATCTGGAACGTGCCACGGCTAATCAAAATTTTGCACGTCCGTCTCCAGGCATCGATGGCCATCTCACCCAGCAGTTCATCTGGCGGAGTTACCGCTCTGGTAACAGGACTAACCTGGGTTCCTGTGTTGTTCGATTTTCTTCCAGCACCAGGTGATCGCATCCCCGTAGTCATTAAAAAGCACCCCAAAACGTCCCAAAAAAAAATTCTTATTTCTCACGCGCAAAAATCTACCTGAAGCGGCAGTCCCGAAGCGCGAAAGGGGTTAGGGATTTGAACCCCCTTCCCCCTGGCGGCAGTTGCCTCAGTCGAGGTGGAAGTCGTCTTTCAGGCTGCGGCCTGACCGCTTTAGTACTTCATCGTTATTATTCCTCTAACTCAGGAGCGGTTCCGCCATCAGCCTGCAGCACACTATCAGGGATACAGCTTTCCAACGGCTGCATCTCAAAGATTTTGAGTCCATCGAAACCAAGGAAGGTTGCGTTGGTATTGATATTGCCGGTGATGAAGTCGCTAACATCCATCAATAAAGCGTTAACGATGCTTTCTGTGTCCTGCCGCCAGTAGTTCTCGATGGCCGTCAGTAACGGATCAGAACCATTGCTAACGGACTGCTCACCAACCTGGTAGGTTTTCTTGTTGTCTTTCCCGGTGACACATACCAGCTTGCTGGTCTGCATGGATACCTGATCCGAGTTGTTCACCTTAACGGTGATCGTAGCGACCTTATTGCCTTCATCGTTCGTGCTGGAGGCATAGAACATGGCTAGAGTTAGCTCATTACGGTTATACATTATTGGCTCCGTTGACGGTTACGGCGGCGGCGGCCACGCGGTTGCGGTTGTTGGGCTGGTGGACGTAGCTCTCCTTCCTTCGGCGGTTCTGCACTAACTGGAACCGTTGGTTCGGCTTGTACCTGCTGGGGCGGTGGCGCAGGCATCTCTTCTACCGGACCTCCGCCCATTTCAACCTTCAGCAAGGGCTTTTCCTCGAGCGTATGGCTGAAGTAAAGCGCTGTTACTCCGGCACCGAGGAATGACGTTCCGTTTTTCTCCAGGGCAACCAACTGCCCATCAACGTATTCAATTTTAAGATTCGTGGCGGTCATCGCGTTCTCTCTGTTGCTGTTTTCTTTCTGTGACATGGCCAGCACAACGACTCCAGGTTGGAGTCGTCATCAGTACCGCCGTGGGCTTTAGGGATGACGTGGTCGACGCTGGTAGCTTTTGTGGCTATGCCGTGGCGTCGGCAGTTCTGACAAAGATGTTTGTCGCGCTGGAGAACTCTGGCGCGGCGAATTTCCCACGGTCGGCCATAACCCCTTTCATGCCGACTTTTCCCAGCCTGATAATTGCGCCAACCATCGCCAGCATGTTGCTGTCGGTGGGCGTCACAATATCCGCTGGCATCATTGGTTATTGCCGCGCACCCCCGGTGGCGGCATGGGCGTTTAGAGCGGGCTGGCATTAGCGGTTATTCTTAATCGCAGACCAGGCTTTACCACCCGGTCTAAACGCAATATTTAAAGTGGTATCAATCCGCTTAGATATGTCGTTACTGAGATCATCTATCGTCTTCAGGGCTGCGCTAGCATCCATATCAACTTTTATCGTAATGGTTGAAGTCTGTTTTTCCTTACAATCGGCGCCTGGCTTGATGCTCGATGCGGGGATTGTTGTACCAAATATTGAGCCAGAAACTAAATGGCCAGCAATGACGCCATTAACGTATTCAATCTTGATATTTTGCATCATGGACCTTTATGAATAAAAAAGCCCCGCATCTGCGAGGCTACTGGTTAAACATCATGGTGTTGCTGGGCGGCATTGAGAAAACTCTATTCAAAGGCTATTTGGCAAAAGAAACATCCGGATTTAGAACTTGATGTATCCAGTGCATTGAAATGTCCGAAAAATGTGATAACGTCAGTTTGGACCAAAACGATAACTGTTTTTATTCATATTACATCTCGCCCTGCTCCCCCATAAAGCAGGGCTTTTTTTATTCGCCCACCAGAAAAATCAACACAAAACGTATGGGCTAGATACATTAATGCCCATAAAAAAGGCCGCATCAGCGACCGTAAAAAATAAGGAAAAATATATTTCCACATTCAGGCATACAGCCAACCTAACACACTAATTATTATTGCTAGTACGATTAAAGTTATGGCCGTCTTGCGCATGAATACGCCATAAAACGCCAATGCCATCCCAATACAAACGACTATCAATACTGGCCACATGTTAAGTAATAATAATAAGTAAGCTTCCAAATCGCTGTGAATCGTCACAATTACTCCGAATTCATTAAGTCAGCCATTCCATAGTTCAAAACTTCGTCACACGATATCATGTGATTGCCCCTTATAAAGCCTGACCTTATCACATGTTTTTAACAAATGTATGTAGTAATGGGAAGATCTACTCTTTCGCTGGGATAGAAGTCCTCACCGATTCGTAAATGCGCTCGCAGGTCACCCCTGCTGTGTAGCGTTCGTCAGCGATTGCAGCATATCGTCGAGCCTCTTCTGCAAGGTCTCCAAGCATGTCGGCGAGCATTCCGGCGGTGGCGCCGGTTGTTTTGCTTCTGACGGTAGCGGCAAGACTCGCGGTGTGCTTTGCGGCGTCCAGGCGGGTGGCAAGGTGTTTTGCCTGCTGGCGCAGCTGGTTAACAGTGCCAGAGAGATTAGCGGCAGCAGCGCGCGCTGCAGCGGTTTGGGCTTGAGCATCTTGTACGGCCTCATCGCGGGCGATCAAGCGCCCCTGTTCAATCATCCGGGCGGCGGTTTGCGCGTTAACTTCCTGAGCCGATTCGGCGCTATCACGTTCAGCCCACCGCTTTTCCCATGCCCGATCGCTCCAGGCTAAACCAGCAACAAAGGCACCAGCAATAATCACCGCGGCGATAGCTGGCTTTAAGTAAGTTGCATTCACTGGTCAATCCCCCAGCACGTCAGCGCACTTTCCTGATCCCGGCGCGTTACCTGCCCGTAGCAGTTATTAGAGCGTATGCGGCAATCCTTCCCACCGTCCTTAATCCACCAGCGAATCGCTTCACATGCGCCTTTACGGTCGCCGGCGTTGATGCGCTGGTAGAACGTAGACGGGAAGCATTTACCGGGGCCGATGTTGTACGGACAGAATGAAGCAATGCCGACTTTCTGCGGAGGCGTCAACGGTACGCGGATATTCCGATCAACCCACGCCAGCGCCTTATCACGTTCGATAGCATTCACCTCATCGCATTTGGCCTGGGTCAACTTCATTCCCTGCGTGACGGGTTTTCCATCAATTCGCGTGGCGCCTCGGCAAATAGTCCAGATCCCCTGGCTACCATCGCGATAAGCGGTAAGGCTGTTACCTTCTTTCTCATCCAGGAACTGATCCATCAAAGTTGGGGCGGATGCACCAGCCGCTATTAATCCCAGCATGGCTGCGCTGAGTTTCGTTTTCAGGTTGGCCATATCAGTGATCCTGTGGTGGTGGCGTTACATAGCCTCGTGCCAGAGCCTTTTCATATGCTCTGGTTTGGCGCCGCTTAAAATAAAAGTTCACGAAGAAAGTCAGTAAGCCGATCACGAAGCCGCCGACGACCGCAATCAAATTCCAGTCGAGCTCATGTACCCATCTGGCAATGCCGCCCCAGCAGATGAGGCCGCCCGAAGTGCAATACCCTACTGCAGAGGCAATTTTGTCAGGCATGGTTCTGTTCATCCGACACCTCCTGTTGAGGTGCTATACGTGTAAGAAAGAATGAATATCGAAGGCAATAAAAAAGGCCGCCAACGCGGCGACCTTTTGGTTAGGGGAGATGGTGATTAACGAACGACAATTTCCATATGCTGTCCCAGCGCTGCCAGCGCTTTTTGAATCGTATCAATTTTGGTGCTGTGACCAAGCGATACGATGCGCTGTACTTCCTGCGGACGCGTATTAATCATGCGGGCAAGTTCAGCATTGCTGGTGTTGGTGCTTACCAGACGATTTAGCAGCAATACCTTCGCCGCTACGCTGGACGGAACCTCAACAAATGCCTCACCGTCAGCTGATGGCGCGGGAATCTCCCGGCGATCGTCGAAGTAGAAATCAAACGCCGTTACCAGGGCATCTTGCGCCATTTCTAACGCTTCCTCCCTGGTCTCTCCGCCCGTCATTGCCTCTGGGATATCCGGAAAGAATACCGCCCAGCCGGTTTCATCATGTTCAAAAATTACCGGGTATCGCATATCAATTAAGTGAATCTCCGCGAGTACCAGCCCCGAAGGGCTGGATTTTATTTGATGCCAAGTTGCTTCAGAATTGCCTTCCTCAGCGGTTCCGGTATTTCCTTCCCCGGATGTCTCGGCATTACCGTTTGCTTGCCGTTGAGGTAGATTTTCAGGTGGTTAGTACCATCTTTAAACTCTGCCCCTTGAGCTGCAAGCCAACGCCTCAACTCGCTTTGCTTCACTTCCTCCTCCTGTCTGTTTAACTTGAGATAAGTATAAACATTTTTGTTTATACCATCAAGCAAAAATAAACATTTTTGTTTATACAAATGACAGGGGGAGCTATTGCCCAAGATCTCTACGCCACAGTGAGGCGATGCAAATCAATTATGCGATATACGACGATATGACAGGGGTACTGATGCAATGCATCTCGCGAATACCCCTGTCGTATCGCCGGAAAGCAAAAACCCCGCAAGAGCGGGGTTATTGTTGTAATCAAATTGTCGCTTCTTTCGCTGCCGAGTGGCGCAGCTCTGCCAAGCATGAATTGATTATCTGATTTTTTGGCCCATTTTCAACATCAAAAGGGATTTATAGCACTTTTTGTTAATCATCCTGAATTCCCTTTCGTACCGACAGAAATGTTTTCGCTCTGAATATTTCCAGGCACCATCGCACGCGCTTGCGGGCTTCACCGTCTGTTAGCCACGGGGCCACCAGCTGTAATTCCCGGGTTATGTCAGAGATTTTTTTGCGTGTGGTGTAATAACTAACTCCTACCAGATAAACCGGATCCGCCGCTTCAAATGCGCCGAGAACACAGCGCTCTACGAATTCGGCATCATCATCATGAATAGCGGAATCTATCAGGCCGATGACTGGCTGAGGCCATAAAATCGCATGTGCTCGGTGTAAGGCTTGCTGGCCTCGATATCCCTCCTCCCTCGCCTGTTCTATCGCTGCAGTAAATCGCTCCAGCGCCTTATCTGACCAGCGGTCCCCTTTCAAACCTCGCCAGCAGGAGTGGCCTGTGGGCTTTCGGGGAGCTGTTCCCCCACGCATGCTCTCTCCCCATATAGTAAGTAGTGATTTAATCCAGGCAGACTGAATGCCATTCAGGGGCGTAAACCGGCCTAACCAGCTTTTGCGAGGCGCGGCGGCCACTGTTTCTAATCCTGCGCGCTGCAGCCGGCGTTGACGTGGTGTCATCATGCTCTTCTCCTTACGCCAGAACGCCGAGCGCATAAGCCCGGTCCAGCAATTTAATAATTAATTCCGGCTGACTGCCGTACTCACGCTCGAAAGCAACTGGATCGTGATGAAGCGTCCGGTGATGCTTACGGCAAAGAGGGATAGTAAAAATATCGTGTGCTTTGGTACCGACGCCGCCCTGCCCCCATCCGATAAGGTGATGCGCATCGTCGGCAGACTGACCACAGCACATACATGGCTGAGTCTTTACCCAGGAAATAAAACCATCTGACACCCAGCGGATCCGCTTAGGTCTGGTGAATAAAGTGGCTGGTGCCACGGGATCAACTACCACTGGCACCTCTGGTTTTACAGGGGCTGGTGGTTCAGGATGCCTGGCAACCTTAGCAACAAGCGGGGAAAGAATGCTGGTGGCCGGCACCGATGGGACGATTTCGCTTTCTTTGTAGACTGACTGGAAAACCTCTTCTTTAAGCCGGAGGGAACGGCGCGCCATCTCTTCTGTGATTTCGTCCCCTATCCCAACGCTTACAGCCCACCAGCACAATTCAGCAAGTGACAGGGAGCGTTGAGGGTCAAATCCCAGTGCGATACGGGCAGCATCGATTATCAGATCTGCGTTATTGATACCTACCAGCCTATCAAGGGTTTGATCGGTCTGGTACTTCAGCTCGTTATCACAATGCCAGCATGCGACGATTGCCCCGGTTGAATGCCGGAACGTTACCAGCTCTGAATGGTGATAATCAGAATGTGGCCACTGGCAATGCTTAACCCTCTTAAGCAACCAGGATTCGAGACTATTCACACCACCAGCAGCCCTCACTACCCGCTCTTTCATAAAGAATGGGCGAATATCGGGATCATCTCGTAAAGGTTGCGCGGCGTCAGGAATGAGCCCGCTTGGTAGAGCCTTCATTTTTTCTGGCAGAGTTTCCACCAGCACGCGCCCACCGCTGAATAAAGACATCAACTCTTTACTAGGTTTAAGCAACACAATTCCCAGGTGCCGGGCAACATCAACATTTAGTAATGCGCGCATCACTCCCTCCACATTTTTTGTGTGTAGGTTCTGTTAACGCGCGGTGGCTTGCTGGATTCCGGCAACAGCACACGGAGTTCCCATGAGATAAAGTCGCTCGACAGGCTTTTCTCAACCGGACAATTCTTTTTCCGGTAGCGTTCCGCCAGTTCCAGAGCCTGAGACTCTGAAAGTTGTTCATGGAGAAACCAGCTTTTCTTCATGGGCGGACCTCGTACACTCGCAGGAACTCCAGCGCCCGATCACGCGCCCCAGGTGCGTCAGCGATCATTTCCTGCAGCAGCTGCACGGCAAGTAATGGTTCCTTTCTTCCGACGATAGAAATCCCACGGGAAACACCGCGAGATAGTTTTATGAAGTTTTTTTTATGTAACGCACGAAGGTGCAAAGCGACAGCGTTCGGTGAGCTAACGCCGAGAAGCCCGGCCAGTTCCTGAACGGTCGGCGGGTAGCCATGCTGATCGATATATGCCACCAGCAGATCAAAAACTTCCTGCTGTCGTGGTGTCAGGTTGTGGAATGAAGAAAGACCGGCACCATCAACATGATCGCCAGCCTGTTCCGCATCAGATATTAATTTTGTTTGCGCCATGGTTTCTCTCCGTGACGCAGCAGGTATAGGTTGTTCAGGCCTATGACGGGAGTGTAACAGAGCCCGGTGGAATCTGGTAACCCCCTCCGGCCTTTGCTCTTTCAATCATCTGCGAAAACAGCGAGAGAGTCCCCACGATCTCATCGGGCTGCAGAGGCATAAACGAAACAGTATCACCGCGACGGTACATTAAAGCGCGCTCACATACGGGAAAAGAGGTGAGAAGGGCAACAATTACCCCGTCATCGCATCTGATTACTACATAGCCGGTGTTCGGCATTTGTTGTTTTTTAGCCACAGCAAAATCCTCAAAATAAACCAGGTCAGCCACTGGACCTCTACTCAATAGAACCAGTCGTCAGCACTTTCCCAGGTATCCTGAAGGATTTGCTCCACCCGTTTTTTGTCCCCATCCATCCCACCAAACACACTCAGACCATCAGTACCGGTTCGGCGAATGATCAAACTGCAGTTGTTAAAGTTTTGGTCAAGCCTCCGCAGCAGCTCTTTCTCTAATGCCGGGACAGCGCCCTCTGGTAGCTTTTTGCGACGATCAATTGTGATTTCCACTTTCATAATTAGCTCCTTACGCAAATACTGTATAAATAAACAGTATACTTGTTAGATGAAATGTTCAAGTCCTTGATGTCACATTTTGCTAATCACATGCCCATGTTTAACTTGAAGTTTTCCCCAAAAAACAAAACCCGCCGTAGCGGGTCGGGGTTAAATCACAGGGTTCGGGTCTTCCTCGACGTAATTTGCCCGGTTGATCAGGAAAGTTAAAACGCCCTTCACGTCCACATCGTCCAGGGCGTCACCCTCTATCGCTTCACCATCTGAAGTAATGAGTGCGCGACCGCGAACAATGCCAAACTGAATTATTCCGCAGAAAGAAATCAGTACGTGATTTCCCTGCTTAGGACGGCGGGAAATATCAACGACGGCGAAACCCGCGCTCGTCTCTAACACGCGGCAATTAGCGTCAATCTGGCACAGTCTGTTTATAGTAAGTGTTTGTTCTGCGTAGTCTTTAGCTGGTGATGGGAAGCCCATAATAAAAAACCTCACACGAAATGCTGTATATATAAACAGTATTATCATGTGAGGATTTAGTCAACTAAGCCGCAACTCGTTTTTGGCACATTTCAGGTAAGTTTGCCCTCACCAGAGCCTCTGCGAACGGAGGCGGCACAGCGTTGCCGCAGCGCGCAACTTGCTTATCCTTCGCATACTTAACGCCGCGGTAATCCTGGTCGATGATGTACCAGTCCGGGAAGCCCTGCGCGCGGTACAGTTCATGTGGCTGAAGCATACGCATGCCGATATCAACGATGCGGTAAGTTACCCCAGCGATTTCCACCAGCCCGGTGCTATCGGATCCGCAATACTCTTTCAGGAACGCTAACACCTGTTGCGCGCGCTCTTCGTCGTAGTCCTCAACAGCGAGAGTAGTCTCAACTTCCCCGACATGCTGGCCACCAGCGGTAATAGTCGGCATCGGCGCATCAGTCCGTTGTCCGTCACGGCAGGTACCGCGCAATTTGACCAGGAGGGAGGCTACAACAGCGTGGTGATTGCCAGTCGTAACAGTATGCGCGGGAGATCCCACGGAACCGCCAGGATGCCCGGTATTGTTCACCATAAGATGCGCCGCAACTACTGCATGATGGTCAACAGTCGTCACGGAGTGGGTAGGTTCGTCAAGGCTGACGCCGGCGCCGGTATAGTTCCCGCCGTAGTGCTTCGCCAGGAATGCGCTCACCGTTGCGAATTTATTGCCGCCGGCGGTAACAGTGCCCAGTGGGTTGCCCAGTTGCAGCACGCGCGGCTCCTGCCCGGGGCGCTCGCCATATCCCATCTGAATCAGCGTCGGCGTCACCAACTGCGATTTGCCTCCACCGCCCGCCGTGATAGTCGCGTTCGGCACGTCCGCCCGGTGGCCGATGCTGGTGCCAAACTGCCGGGCAATAACCGGAGCGACGACGCAGGCACAGGACTCTATCAGGATGGTGTGAGCGGGTTTATCGAGCGGACGTGGTTTCGCCTGATATTCGCTGCCGCCATTCCCAGCCATAAACGGTGCTAACGTCGGGACGGCGAGCGCGTAGCCGAGTTTTTTTGTTATGGTCTGAAGGGGTGCGCCTAACTCTTGACCACGAAAACAATCGTATTGCCCTTTTGTCGTAGTGTGGTTGCACTTGACGATGAACGGCTCGGCACTGTCGATAACAAATCGCTGGATGCCCCGGGCAATGCGTCGGAGCGTATTTTCCGCCAGCGGCTTTTTGCGGCCAAAAATCGACGGCGCCGGGATGGACCAGTCGATGCATTCTGCAGCTGTGCGCCATGGTGCCAGTTTGCCAGAAATCACCGCCGGCGATTTAGGATCCCCGTGAGTAGCTGCCGGCCAGACTATCGGCTGCCCGTCCCGGCGCATAACCATGAAGAAACGTTTTCGGATAGTTGGCGCGCCGTAGTCGCAGGCGCGCAGTTCGCGATAATCGACGTCATAGCCCAACCCGGCAATCAAACGCTTTGCCTGGTCGCTATCCGGCGATAACTCCAGAAACTCGCAGCATTCTGCCAGCGCCGGATGGTTCACCGGGATACCCGTTGTCAGCATGCCAACAAATGCCCGGAATGTTTCGCCGACGCGCTCTGGATCCGGACGCATTTCTGCCGCCAGCAGCGGTCCCCAAGTTTTAAACTCTTCCACATTCTCCAGCATCATTACCCGCGGGCCAACATCCAGCGCCCAGCGGATAACGATCCACGCCAGCCCACGAATTGCTTTTTCAACTGGTTTAGCCCCTTTCGCTTTGGAAAAGTGGCGGCAGTCCGGCGAGAACCATGCCAAACCAACACGGCGGCCGGCAGTCGCAACTTTCGGGCGAACTGAATAAACAGACTCGCAATAGTGCAGCGTGTCCGGGTGATTGGTGGTATGCATCGCTACCGCGTTCGGGTCGTGGTTTATCGCGATGTCCACACTACGCCCAATCGCTAGCTCGATACCCGTCGATGCGCCGCCGCCACCAGCAAAGTTATCAACTATGATTTCACTATTAATCACGCGTATTTCTCCATGGCGCAGGCCAGCGAACCTGCCGCGGCAATAATTGATGGTACCGGCATTTTTTCCAGCCACATGCGGTTGATATGATGCTGCAGTCGGCGCTGGTGGTGCGCCGGGAGTGTCCCGGCGTTTTCAATCTGAGAGAAGACCATAATGACTTCCGCTGGCCATACTGTTTCAGGCACTTCCACCAGCAGAAGACTTTCCAGCTCTTGCACGCGCTTGCAGGCATATTTAAGTGAAGGGTCCATACTCATCCCTCCTTTTTGTTGATTGAGGGGGCCACGGTTCGTGCATAAACAATGACGCCATCTTCCGGGCGCTTACGCGGTAAATAGATCTCGGGGCGAGGCCAGAGTGCAATAAAGCGTGATTCTCTGTTTTCCAGGCGGTGATACGCTTTCTCACTCATTACGCCGACCGGGCGAAAAGATTCCTCTTCGCGCTCGAATTCGCCGATGCGCTGCTGCGCCTTCTCCAGAGCCTCTCCCAGAGCGTCTAGGTCTTCGAGCTTTACGAACAGAACGTCGTGGCCGAACTCTTTTGCATGGGCTGAGCGGCGCTTGAGGCTGGCTAACAACCGGGTAATATCAGTCATGCTGCGAACTCCCTACCTTTCGAACGTTGTGCCTGCAGCAGTTGTTCGAACCTCATTCTGATCGGGTTACCGCAACCAAACGGCATATCGTTTACTCTCCACATTGGGGAACCGTTTTTAGTACCCGTCTGGACAATCCGTCCGGTACCCGCCAGTTGTCTAACCTGCCCACTGACAGAGCTGCCACTACGCCCCATTGCTCTAGCTATTTCGCCGGACGTCATATCCGGATTAGCCCTGAGGAATTCAAAGGCGGTTATTTCATTGCGATATTTGGATTTGATTTTTTTGGTCATGGTCAAAACTCGTTTACCTGGTTAAACCTGCCGCTTTGCGGCGTTTGTACTCTTCCATCAGAAGCTGTGCTGGTGTTGGCCCTGCCGGATGTCGCGGCGCTTCAAGCTGTCGGCGAATCGGTGGGATCGAGAATCCATTAGCCAGATGCTTCGTCCACTTCGTGAGTAATTTTTCTGCCAGTTTTTTTAGTTCCCCCTCTGTGAGGTTTCGCTCAACTCCAGTTCTGCGCATCTCAACGCAGATGTGATACAGCACGTCCTGTTTCCAGGGGTATCTGTCGCTACCCGAATAGCGATAAGACTCATTGCGCCAGCGCTTGTATTCAGCCATCACAGCTTCGGATGTCAGGTTGAATGGGTTGGCTCCACTCGCCGAAACCAGCGCTAAGAATTCAGCCAGATCCGGTGGCCATGTGTTACCCGCGGCGCAGCGCTCCATGCACTGACGGCAGACCAGGGTAATCTGGGCATCACTCATCGATCCAATCTGGGCAATCCACATATCCGATGGCGCCGCCCCGTTCTTCTGGGTCCACCGGTTCGAGAATATCTCTCCCATGACCGTCCATAGCCGCCATGCCGTATCCGCCGCCAGCAAGTCCGCGTTGCTTCTCCCAGAGCTCTCTGGCTTCCTGAATTTGCTGGACTGCCCGGGATGCGGTGTTAACTGATTGAATTCTTGCATTGCCGTTACCTCCGGTTGCTGGGTGTGGTTTGGATTTGGCTCTGGCATTTATCACGCTGCGGGCAAATTTCTGCTCCCATTGAACCTGAGTGAACACTTTCCCCTCGGATTTCCAGTACGCGGTGAACTCTGCCAGCTCTGTCGGCAGGTATGCCGGTTCGGGAAGCGATATCCCCCAGGTAGCAGCCAGCCGTGGCCAGTCCTGTGACGGTAGCCACAGGTCGTGCATCGTGAATTTCCCGATCGGAATATCCAGCCCTGCTAGGAATCGCGGCTCCTGAACATCTGGCATTTCGCTCCCGCGTAGAGAGGGGTTTTCTTTTAGATCTGTATCTATATCTGGATCTTTATTAGTTGAATTGCCGTTAGCATTCTGTTCGAACGCCCCATCAACACTCGTTGAACGGTCGTTACCATTCCGTTTCTCTTCTGCTGATTTTTTAACTTTTCTAGCTCTTGCAGAGGCTTTTCCCGCATCAGATTTCTGACGCTGAGATGAACGAACCATCTCAAGATCCCTTTCAATACGTTCATGCACCCACTCAGTGCCGTTATCGTTAAAAAACTCTTTTAACGAGACTTCAACGGAAGACCAACGGTCGTTAGTTAGCCGTGCTATTTTCGAAAGCCGACTTTTAGGGATCGCCCTCCCCGTTTGCCAGTAATTGAACATCAGCAGCAAGTACGCCCCATGCTCCTCTGTAGACAAATGCATAGTGTCTGCAAGATAATCAGCTATATAGAGCTGCATATATGGCAATGCGGCCATTACCCCTCCCTCATACAAAACGAGATTAAGGAACCATCATGGTTAAAATTGTGGCGGTCGCCCATAGAGCAGAAATTACTGTTAACTACGATATTCAGAGCGGCATGGTTTCTATCATTTCGGATGAATGCCCAACGGTAGAGGACCCAGATCAAGGCACATGGCAAGAGCTTAAGATCCGCGGAGAAGACATTCCTGAATTGATTAGCGCCTTGCAAAGAGCTCATTCGGCCATCACTGCGGATTTTTAAGCCCGGCTTATCGAGCCTGATGGATTTGAAGGTCTTCATAGAAATACTCATTGTCAAAACTCGATTAGAAAAACTGCGGCGCTACGGCGCTGATACTCGCCAGTAGTGGTCCCGCCGCATCTGCAGGAAGCATGTTAAAAAGTGCAATTGCAGCTTCCCGTATTTCACGTTCTAACTTCTGCAGAGGTGCGCCAAGCAACTTGGCCTGGTGCGCTTCACTGCATTCTTTGATTGCATTGGCCACCAGCTCGGTTTCAGTTAAGCCATGTTTTAGGCCATGTTTGCGCGCGATCTCTATCGGCATTGCATCAGCGATCGCCGCCGAAAGCTGGATGACATAACTGGTGTACTTCTCTGAACCGCCCTCGTTTTTCAGGTAGCGATACAGATTTTGTTTATTGACGCTGATACCGCGCCCGTTTTGTTTCTCCCACTGTTCGGCCACCAGCTGCGCGACGTGGTCTTGCGCACGCCCAGGTAATGAGGACTCCCATTCCTGAACGGCGGCCAAAATGGCTCGGCATTTATTGCCGTCACGCCGACGGGGCAAATACTGATTTTCCGTTTTCAGTTGCATACTCATCACCGGAGTATGATTTTCAAAAGAGATGGTTTGCATGGTTACTCCTTTGGAAGTCCATCAGCAGGGTTCGGATAAAGATCTGGGCGCAATTCGTGTGGTGTTACCTTCCAGTCGACAGCTTTGCTTACCTTGATCACTAGCTCTCCTGGTATTTTATTTTTGAACCACCCATTAACTGTTTGGGCTCTCCTTTTCATACGACGGCCGAGCTCGGCTTGACTGCAGATGTTCAAGAGCTTTTTTTGGGTTGATGTCTTCATCGGTTGATCTCATTGGTTGTCGATGGAAGACAATAAAACAAATTTAATCGATATAGTCAAATTATTTCGATAGTTAGACCTACAGAAAAAATCTGTATAATTAGTTGTAACTTTATGAATTGGATGAAGAGATGAACTTCGGAAAGAGATTGCAAAGGGCTATAAAAGATCTCGACATATCTCAATCTGAGCTAGCCCGCAGGTTGGGAGTTAAGGCTCAGTCAGTAAGCGGCTGGTGTAACTCTGATATTCTGCCTAGATCTGAAATCTTAAATCTTCTGCCGGCAGCTACTGGTTATCCGCTTTCATGGTTTTTTATGGAAGATGGTGAAGTATCTCAAGATAGGGATCCGTGGGAGACAAACGTTCAAATCAAGCCGTCTTCTGAACTCCAGGCAAGGCTGCTTAATGCGTTTGAACAGTTACCAACTGATGATGAAAAAGAGAGAATTATCAGCCTTATAGACATGCGTCTTGAAGAACTTGATAATTTCGCAAAGGCCTATCTACAAAAAAGAAACCTGATTCCCCCTACTAAATAAACCCTTCTATCTCCTTCCACATTTCGTGGGTCATGAATTGACCTGCTGGTTTTTTTTACCCCTAACTATCGATTTAATTTGACACATATCGATTACTTCGATAATAATACCCCCATCGCAACACGTCATCGAGGCAGGAAGCCCACGTAGTAGCTGCCGGCGGCATACGAAACACCGGATGAGATGACAGCAATAACACTCGCAGCAGGTTTCAACGTTCGGCGACCCGGCCTTAAGGGAAGGAAACAGTGATGGAAAAGGAATACGAAGCATATTTTGAAAGCCTGTCAGAAGGCGACGAAGTATTGAGTTTTGCAGAGTTCAAAGAGGCGCTTTCAGTTAAGCGGATTGATACGACTGCACCAGAGTTCTAATCGCAAATTTTGCTTTGCACCACGGTGAATGCGGCTAAGCGCACGCGACACAGTTAAAAGGTAAACATGGGCGGTTTCCATGTTGCGGGAAAAAGCAGGTCGGCAGCAGTTGTTAACTGGCTGCTGCCACCGGGAGGCACCCGGCGCCGTGCTGCAAAGCCCCTACCCATCAATAAACGGGAGATGAATATGACAGATTTTGCCCGAGTACCGACTGGCCACCAGGCAACACGACTGAACTGGTTTGAAGCAAGGCTACGTCAGCTTTGCTACCTGTTAGCCCAGAAAGGGAACCCTGAAGCTAAAGCATGAATACGCTGTTTGCCCTTGTCATCAGCGTGTGCGCCCTGACCGGCAAGTGCTCTGATGTCCTGATAGGCGTGTATCCATCTGAGACCAGTTGTAACAGCGATGCTGAGGCCCAGAAGGTAAAAGGCACATGCCAGCCATACAAAAAGGCATTGAAGACGGCTGACGACCAACAGCCTGCAGTAAGTTTCTGATTCGGGTTTTGAGAATGACTACTGAACACCACCAGCCTGAAAAAGGCCCATAAAGCACAAAACCCGCGCAAGGCGGGTTAAGTACCCCGGTTAGCCGACCAAAGCTTTCCGGATTCGAGTTTTGACAATGACCACTACCCAGAGGGAGCTTTCACAGTCCCGGGTATCTTACAGCCTTAAGGAACCCAAACGCAATGAACAACTACGCGTATCTCATTAAAGCAAAGGCAAAAGCCACCGAAGCGAAAAACCTCTTCTGCTGGTTTTCTGCTAAATCAGATTCCCGCGCCGAACGTCGTATCCTGGACATTCTGGAAGACGCTGAGATTAATGTTGGCCGCGGCGCCAACCACCAGCTCCCTATCCGCACTAACTGGCTCATCGTGGATGATCTACCAGAAGAAGGTGTGCTGGATGACACCTGGTGTGATCGCTACGAACTTGGCGAGGATGGATTGAGCTGGCAAAAAATTGCTGCTCCAGCCCCTGCAGAGCCAGAAGTAAGCAATGAACCGGTAGCTAATCCCCCTGCCAGCAAGAATGATGAAGAGGACTATTCAAACAATGAAGATGCCCTGTTCAAGCTGGCCGAAATGCCATTCCGCACGCAGCTGCTGGCTCAGTACATGGCCGACGAACGCCATGTGTATCACATTAGCATTCCACACCGGGACCGCCTTTCCTTAATGGAAATGGATACAGAGAATCACGCTATACAGAATCTGATCCTGGCTGCTGAAAATGTACCGGAAATTAAGAAATACGATATGCCTGGTCTGTGGAAATTCACCTGTGCCTTCAAAACCGTTTTCCCAGAAGGAAAGCGCTATGAGCTTGGTAAGCAGGTTCAGTTTACCAAATTGTGGTTTGAAACGGCACACATTGACCGTGGGGTCCTAACCAAAGAATGGGCTGCTGGTAATTACATATCATCAATAAGTCGTACACCTTCAGGCGCCAATGCTGGCGGCGGCAATAAGACCGACCGTAACCCTGAGCTTAGACATGATTTTGATAGCTTGGACCTAGAAATTGCCTTAGCAACTCTGCCGATGGATTTTAACATCTATGATATTCCGGGCGACGTTTACCGTCGTGCGAAAGAAATCGTTCAGAAAAAAGAAAGTCCATTCAAAGAATGGTCCTCATCACTTCGTGCCACACCTGGGATCCTCGATTACTCGCGCGCAGCAATTTTCGCTCTGATCCGTGAAGCGTCTTCTGGATTAACTCCATTCCCAGATAGGCTTCGTGGTTATATCAGCGCGAGCCTTACAGAAAGCGAGCATTCAAAGCCTTCAGAAGAAACACTAAAAGCAGCACGTCATACCCCAAACAAAAGCTGGGAAAGCGAAATTAGCCGCCAGCTTGCCGCAGACCGCGGGGAGTTTGTTGAAGGGATAAGTGACCCAACAGATCCAAAGTGGGTAACAGAACATCTGACAGAAACTAAGCAACCAGGAGTTGCCAACCTCGGCGGCGGCGTGTTCTCCATTGATGACCTCATGTCATCAGAAACCACAGCCCAGGAAAAAGAGACCACCAGCGATGTGCAGATGGAAGATAATTTCGGGAATGAAACCGAAACTGATAATGAAATTTCTGAGAGCGAAACAGCAACTGAGACAGGTGCAGGTAATGCTGACATTGGTAGCGAAACAACTACCGTAAATATTGAATTCGGACATCATAATGATGTTGAAGATTTACCAGCAGATAATATTCACGTCATGGTTGACCTTGAAACCATGGGGAATAAACAAGACGCTCCTATCGTCGCTATCGGCGCAGTTGTGTTTGATCCGGCAACAGGCTCAATCGGAGAAAGTTTCTACAAAGTCGTAAGCCTGGAATCCTCAGTGAATTGGGGCGCCAAAATGGATCCATCAACCGTCATCTGGTGGCTTAAGCAGTCCTCTGAAGCACGCTCGGCAATCGTTAATGATGATGCTATCCCGCTACATGATGCCCTGCTCCAGTTCGGTGAATTCATTTTTGAAAATATCCCGGGCGGTCGCAAAAAAGCACAGGTCTGGGGAAATGGTGCATCTTTCGATAATTGTATTCTGCGTTCTTCATTTGATTTCATCGCTGAAGAATACCCATGGGAATACTGGAATGATCGCGATGTTCGAACAATTGTAGAGCTCGGTAAAGCAATTGGAATCGACCCGAAGAAAACCATCCCATTTGAGGGAGAACGGCACAACGCCCTTGCCGATGCTATACACCAGGCCCGGTATGTTTCTGCAATCTGGCAGCGTCTCATTGAGGGTAATAGAGTGCTGCAAAAACTGACTCAAAACTGATTTTTTATTTTCAGAATTACGCCCACCAGCCAGTTATCTTTTACTGGCTGGCTATCTGAGGTGATAGCTATGTACGAACTCACACTGTCACCAGTGGAAATTGCTGAAATTACTGGATACAGACGGTACACAGAACAGCAGCGTCAACTTCGATGTCACGGCATTCCGTTTACTACGGATCGAAGAAATCGCCCAATTGTCCTGCGTAGAAGTCTGGCACCTAATATTACTGAATTGCCAAAGGTTGACGAGTATGTTGCAACAGAACCCAACTTTGACGCCATCTATGGGAAGACCACGTAAAGATCCGAAGGATATACAACTTCCGCCTCGGGTCACAAAAAATAAATATAGCTATGTCTGGAAACCAAAAGGTACAAAGAAAAGTATTAGTTTGGGGAAGATACGCGAAACAAGTATGTCAAAACTCTGGGCCAATTACGAAAAAGCAAAAGCTGAGCGCCATGACGTAATGACATTTGCCAAGCTATGGGGAATGTTCCTCGACAGCCCGACATTCACTGAGCTGGCGACTCGTACCCAGAGTGATTATCGCCAACACCAGAAGAAGCTACTGGCGGTATTCGGCAAGATGAAAGCAGACGACATTAAAATTGAGCAGGTTCGTATTTATATGGATAAGCGCGGCGTTTCCAGTAAGAACCAGGCAAATCAGGAAGTATCCAGCATGTCGCGGGTTTTTGGTTGGGGCTTTGAACGTGGCTATGTGAAGGGAAATCCATGTCGCGGGATCCGTAAGTTCACTCTCGCAGATCGTGACGTTTATATTCCAGATGAAGATTATCTGGCTGTTTACGAATGCGCACGAATAGAAGTAAAGGTTGCGATGGAAATATCTTATCTCTGTGCAGCCCGCGAAGGCGACGTTTTTGATTTGATAGTTTCCGAGCTAATGGAAGATGGGATTTTTATTGAGCAAAATAAGACGGGTAAAAAACAGATCAAGAAATGGACACCCCGTCTACGTGCGGCGATTGATTTGGCTAAAAAACATCTTATCGGAAAATCAGCAGCCGGTTATGTAATCCCTTCACCATCAGGTGGACGGATGAATAAAAAACATTCAATACATGGTGGAATAACGCGAAAAAGCAAGCCGCGCTGAAACTGGGTCGACCTGTTCCGGGTACGTTCCACGATATTAAAGCCAAGGCGATTTCAGACTATGAAGGTAGTAGCAAAGAGAAGCAGATGTTTAGTGGACACAAAACAGAAAGCCAGGTTGTGACGTATGATCGTAAGGTCAAAATATCGCCGACGCTGGACGTTCCGATGATGAGCAAGGAGAAGTGA